GGTCAGAGCGCCTTTGTGCGCTTCAACCTAGACAACTTGCTACGTGCAGACTCAGAGAGCCGACACAGCTCTTACAGCATCGGTCTACAAGCTGGTTACTACACAATCAACGACGTAAGGCGCTTCGAGGACCTGCAACCCGTACAAGACAACGCTGCAAACAACGTGCGTGTACCTTTGGCTAACGTGGACATCACCGCAGCAGAGGTAGCAGAGCAGCAAGAGCGTGTGACAATGGCGTCACAGCTAATTCAAGTTGGCTTTGAGCCTGCCTCGACTCTGGCAGCGCTTGGACTGCCCCCGATTGCTCACAGCGGCAAGGATTCGGTACAGCTTCAAACGGACGGGGCATAAATGCCAATAGTCACAGAGCAGGACTGATGAAAGAAGAAATAAATGGTACTTATACCGAATCAGCACGGGCAGCCAACAAGTGTGAAGACTGCGACGGAGACTGCAAAGTCTGCTCTGAAACAAGAGAGCTCCCAGACAACTTTAGGCCCGCTAACGCCGAAGGAGTCCCTGAAGGAAGAGCTTGTGGTAACTGCATCTTCTATAGAGAAGACAAACAAGACGAAGACAACCTCAGCTACTGCGAAAAGTGGGACGAATACGTCAGAGGTGACTACTACTGCAACGCCTGGCAAGGCTCAGAAGAAGAGCGCCAAGAAATAAGTCAAGATGATTCGGTCGAAGATGATAAAAAAGTCTACTTTGAGACCAGAGAAGTAAATCTAGAACCACCAGCCTACATGCAAGCTGCGGCCCGACAGGGGCTGAAGTATTACGAGGAAGGCTTGGCTGGAGATGGATTGGTTGAAAAAACTGTTCGTGAAGCTAGAGCAATGGTTGCTGGGAATGTCACTGCCGACAAGTGGGTTCGTATTCGGGCTTGGATATCTCGTCATTTGGGTGATTTGGATAGTCCTAGTGCAAGCCCTGCTTCTGACGATTATCCGTCTGCTGGAGTTGTTGCACACTTACTATGGGGTAGCGGTCCCAGCAAGCGCTCTGCTCAGCGTGTATTGAAATATGCTGAGGGTGTAGTTGGTAGACTAGAAGCAGAAAATTCTGAACGCAGTACTGCGAGAGGTGAATCAATGAGTAAAGTCGAGACTCGGTACAATGTAACCGACATCGAAGTCCGTGAGCATGGAGATGGTATGCGCTTCACTGGGTATGCCGCCCTATTTGACTCACGAAGCGACCCGCTGCCATTTATCGAAGTAATTGAACCAGGTGCTTTCAAGCGCTCAATTCATCAGACACGTAATGACATAAAGCTACTTTGGAACCACAACACCTCAGACGTGCTTGGCTCTACTCGTGCAAAGACCATGAAGCTATACGAAGACGCCCGTGGGCTCAGAGTTGAAGCAGACCTGCCTAACACCACACTCGGTCGAGATGCAGCAGAGCTGCTTCGTCGTGGAGACGTAGATAGCATGTCATTCGGTTTCTCAGTACCCACAGGTGGAGACGAGTGGAGCGCAGATGGTATGACTCGCACACTAAAGTCAGTCAGGCTTCACGAAGTTTCGATTGTGGCTTTCCCTGCTTACTCTGCAACTGCTGGTACAACTTCGGTTCGTGCCTTAGAAGCAGTGGCAAAGCGTGCAGAAGTAAGCGAGGATGACTTAGCGGATGCAATGCTCAAGATTGAGGAAGGCAAAATGCTAACCGCTGAAGAGAACAGCCTGCTTACAAAGGTAATAAGTTCTCTAAGCGAACCAGAAGAGACCAGCGCAGAGCCAGAGGAAGATAACGGCGATGCACTGGCTCTCAAGAAAGCTAAACTGAAACTTCTAATGGATAGGATATAGAGATGGCAAGCAAAGCTGAAATCAAAAAGGCAATTCTGAACGCTACTGGTAACCCAGAGTCAGGACCAGTCTTCAAAATAATCGACAGTATCGTGGATGCAATTGTTGGTCTCGAACAGGTCGAACCTGAAAAAAAGGCTGAGGAGAGACCAGCCAAAGAGACCCGAGTAATCAAGGCGGCTGAAGTTCGCTAGTTCTGGGTTTCGCCCCTCTGACAACCCCTTCGGTCAGAGGGGCTTTTCATTGGTAGAATATTAAGCATCGGATGTGAGTCAGCTCTACCGTGTTCAGTTCAGCGTCAGCGCTGCTGAGACTTATACGACTACTAAAAGGAGATAGACAAATGTCTTTCATTAAATCACAAGAGGAAAAGCGTGCCAACTTGGTCATGCAAATCCGTGACGTGATTGACTCCGCAGAGGCAGAGAGTCGTGGACTCGACTCAGCCGACCTGGAGAAAATCAACCGCATCGAAGCAGACATCACCGCTGTAGATGATTCAATCAACGTTGCACAGCGCTCTGAGGAGCGTTCAGCTCAGGCAGCAGAGGTTGCAAGCAACTTCGTACCTGCGTCTGAAAGCCGTTCAGAGAACGACATCTTCCGCTCACTTGCAGAAACTCGTGGAAGCCACGACTTTGAAGCACGTGCAACCCTAGTGCCAAGCGCCAACACGGTTCCAAAGGGCTTCTACGACCAGGTATTCGACGTAGCTCGTCTAGTTGGTCCAATGCTAGATGTTGGACAGCGCTTCAACACCACATCAGGTGAGGACATCACCTACCCAACATTGACCGCATACTCAACCGCAACCCTAAAGACTGCTGGTTCTGCACTTGCTGACTCTGAGCCAACTTATTCCTCAATCGTCCTAGGGGCATATAAATACGGTTTGCTAATCCCCGTGGCGAACGAGCTGATTACAGACGCTGGCTTCGACATTACCTCTCACCTAGCACAGCAGGCTGGTAACGGCCTAGGTTACGCAGTCAACGCTGCTCTAACCACAGGTGACGGTTCAGCTAAGCCAAACGGTATCGTAACTGCTGCTGGTTCTGGTATCACTGGCGGAACTGGGGTTGCAGGAGTTCCAACTGCTGACAACCTGATTGACCTTCAGTACAAGCTTGATGGTGCTGCTCGCCGTCTACCAGGTGTTGCTTACATGGCTGCTGGTACAACCATCGGTGCAATGCGTAAGCTAAAGGACACCGCTGGAAACTACCTCTACGGTGTGAACGTTGGACAGCCTGACACATTCGCTGGCTACCAGGTCATCGAGAACCCAGGAATGGCTGCTACTTCGACTGGCGCTCTATCCGTCCTATTCGGTCACCTACCAAGCTACTTGGTACGTACCGTTGGCGGAATCCAGGTTGCAACTTCAACCGACTACGCCTTCAACCAGGACGTCACCACATTCCGTGTGATGATGCGTGTTGATGGTGACTTGACCCACGCTGGTCACGTCAAGTACTTCAAGGGTGGCGCAAGCTAGTTCTTGAAATAAACCGAAACCCCCTTAGTCTGTAGGTTGCTAAGGGGGTTTCGCTTTGCTAAGGTATAGACATGTCTAACCTACAAAACCTTGCTGTCGCAATCGCATCTAATAGCCCTGGCATGCCCACTGGCTATGGGGTTCAAACCGAGCTGCTTGCTAATAACCTTTTACACGCAGGCGCAGATGTTGCCTCTTTCTCAAACTACGGGCTTGAGGGCTCAATCAGTTCTATCAAAACGCCATTTGGCGAGATAACTCATTACCCAAAAGGTCTCAAAACTTACAGTGATGACATAATGCCTTATCACTACAAACACTTTCAGGCAAAGACGCCCGGCAAGAAACACATGCTTATCACGTTATATGACGCTTGGGTCTACCAGAACCCAGAGCTTGATGAGATACCCATTTACTCCTGGACTCCGCTTGACCACATCACGATGCCTCCAGGCGTGGAAAAATGGCTAAAAAAAGACAATGTAACACCAATCGCCATGTCATTATTCGGTCAGCGGCAGATGAAGAGTCAAGGCATAGATAGCGTCTACATTCCGCACTCAATTGACACAAACAAGTACAAGCCGACCGACAAGATTCAGGGTAAGTCAACTCGCAAGTTTATGGGCATCAATGAAGATGACTTCCTAGTCGGCATTGTGGCAGCTAATAAATCCAACGGGACAATTCACCGCAAAGCCTTTGCAGAAAACTTGATGGCTTTCGCCTTGTTTGTCAAAGACAACCCAACTGCCAAGCTTTACATACACTCAGAACCAAGCAAGGCTTACGGAGGATTCGACCTCGGAAACCTTGTAAAAGCAGTAGGAATCCCTCAAGAGAATGTACTCTTTCCCAATCCTCTTGACCTAAGATACGGCTTTAGTGAGGTTCAAATGGCTGCTTTGTACACTGCGTTTGACGTTCTGTTGTCAACAAGCTATGGAGAAGGCTTTGGAGTGCCTACCGTAGAGGCTCAAGGATGTGGGACACGGGTTATTACCTCTAATTGGGCTGCATCAACTGACCTGGCAGGCGAAGACAGCTTCCTGATTGATGGTCAACCGTTCTGGGATGAGAGCCAGTCCAGTTGGTTTATGGTTCCTAAAATTCCTAGTATCTTGCAGGCGCTAAACAACGCTAAAGACCTGCCAAGGCACTCAGAGCCATCACTAGAGTTCTCCTCAGCGTTTAGCAACAAGAACGTCTGGCAGAATCATTGGATGCCGTTCTTGGAAACGATAGCAAAGTGATACCAGTCCTAGGTTTTGCTGTTTTATCACGCTTTGACCAAGAGTGGTTAGACGCTTGGGATATCTCTCTTGTTTATATCCCCTACACAAAAGGCATCAGTTCTACTGACATAAAAGTCAGGCTAAAGACAAGATAGAATATAAGCATGGCAATCACTAATGGGTACGCAACGCTCCAGGAAGTCAAAGACGTCCTACGGTTGACCGATTCGGTCGATGATTCTCTTTTAGAATTATGTATTGAATCAGCATCACGTCTAATTGACGGACACTGTGAGCGAATCTTTTATAGCACAAGCGAAGAGACTAGGTACTTCTTTGCTAGAGGCTCTTTTGAGTGCGACATTGATGACCTGGCAAGCTTGACCACCCTAGAAACAGCCCCTAACGGAACCGCCTTTGACCAAACTTGGACAACAGCAGAGTATCAACTAGAGCCCCTGAATGGCTATGCTAGTGGCATTTATATGCCACGCACTCTAATCAGAGCTATTGATGACCTAGTGTTTCCGACAAGTGGCGAGGAAGCCTTAGTAAAGGTAACAGGAGTCTTTGGGTGGTCAAGTCTGCCTATTGCGGTAAAGCAAGCAGCCATCATGCAGGCTACGAGGCTCTACAAGCGCTATGACAGCCCTCTCGGTGTTCTGGGCTTCGGTGACCTTGGAGTGGTCCGTATTAGCCGTGTAGACCCTGACATTGGCGCTCTTCTAATGCCTTACAGAAGAATACGCTTCGCATAATGGCTGACATAACCGCTATCCGCAACGCCCTAGCTGCCAACATTGGCACGGTAAGTGGACTTCGCACATCACCAGTGCTGATTGACAACCCAAGCCCTCCTATAGCGCTAGTCAACCTTAATTCGGTCGACTATCACCAGGCATTTCAGAATGGTACAACTATTTTGAACTTTCAAGTTTCTGTAATCGTCGGACGAGCAGCAGAGCGTACGGCACAGAGAAAGCTCGACGCTTATCTAGCCCCGACAGGCTCAGGCTCTGTCAAAGCTGGTGTAGAATCGAATCGTAGCCTTGACGGGAACTGTGATGACCTTATAGTCACTTCAGCCAACGCCATAGGCTCAATAACAATAAACGACCAAATATATCTGGCGGCTGAATTTCAAATCACCGTCTACGCATAAGGAGAAAGCAATATGTCAAAATTCGTAGTAACTGGCACATCAGTGACCTTTAACTCGACCGACCTCTCCAGCTCATGTGCTCGGGCTGAACTGGTTTTGAACGCCGCTGAGGTGGATACAACAGATTTTGGGTCTGGTGGCTACACAGAGCTTATTGGAGGATTGAAGAGTGGTTCTGTCACTCTTGACTTCCACTCTGACTTTGGCTCGGGAGCAGTTTCGTCACTGTTCCAGGACCTAGTTGGTACAATCGGCACTGTAGTAATCATCGCTGCAAACGGTACCGCTGCTGGTACAGCAACACCTGCGTACACTGCTGAGGTGCTTGTAAACAGCTTTACTCCAATTTCTGGAGCAGTGGGCGATTTGGCTACCTTCTCGGTATCCTTCCCGACCACTGGTTCTGTAACTTACGCAACCGCATAAGGAAAGAAAATGAAACTAAACCTACAGATAACATATTCAGACAAGACCGAAAAGGCTATCGAGGCTGGCACGCCAGACTTAGTGGCTTTTGAGAACAAGTTTGACGTAAGCGTCGCTCAGCTAGGAAGAGACACCCGAATCTCTTGGCTTCTCTTCCTGGCTTGGCACGCTGAAAAGCGCAACGGTGGAACCAAGGACACTTACGAAAAGTGGCTAGAAACCGTAGAGGACCTTGGAGAAACTGAACAAGACCCAAAATAACAGGTCTTGGCGATAGCTCAGCACACTGGTACATAGCTGGATTAGCCTGCGAGACAGGCATATCACCCAGAGAGCTCATGCAGCTTGATGAGAGAATGTTATGGACCATGCAAAGATGGCTGATTGCCAAGAATAAGCCCAGGAGGACCGCTTGATAAAGGCGGTCTTTCTGCTTTCCTGGGGTAAAATAGTAGGGAGTAGGTGAGTAATGGTATTTCCAGCTTTTTTAGCAAGAGCTGCTTTAGGCGGCCTCGCTCGTAAGGGTATGAGTGGCGGCGGCAAAGTCGATGGCTCGATTGAATACACGGACTTCTACTACATAATGAAGCAGCTCCGAGAGCTGGACAACCAATACTACAAAGACTTTAGGCGCAGCGCTAAAGAGGTAGCCAAAGAGTTGCAGGACGAGATTCAAC